CTATCTGGTAATGCACCGCAAATGACAAACTGAGCATACTCTTTGGCGATGTCGTCCAAATCTCGCCGAATGCGGCGCTAACCGAGCCGGTGCATTACCAGATAGCCAATCGAGTTAAAGAGGAATGCCGAAACCGGAATGTTCCTCCCGATAAGTTCGCCCTTGACTCCAGCGGAGAAGGCGGAGGTTTGGCCGACATTCTGACCCGAGAATGGGGCGTTGTTCACCGCGTTGAGTTCGGCGGTTCTCCGTCAACCATCCCGGTCAGCGACGAGGATAGTCGGCCATGCAATGAGGCGTACGACCGGAAAGTGACTGAACTGTGGTTCTCGATGCGGAAATGGGTCATCGAAGAGCGTGTCGGAGGCTTGGACATCGAGACATTGCAGGAGTTCTGCTCGCGCATGTTCGATGATTCCAAGCGGAAGATATCGGTCGAATCCAAGACCGTGATGAAGCAGCGCACCGGAAAATCGCCTGACTTGGCCGACGCTGCTGTAGTCTTGCTTGATCTAGTCCGCAAAACCGCTGTCCTCGAACCGAGAGCAACCAAGATGGATAAAGTTTGGGAAAAGCTCGTTCGAGACGCTGATTCTATTTATTACGACGACTTATGAGCGCAAATACAGGTTACAAAATTCTTAATGAACACATGGTGATTCCTGGCGGTTGGAATTATCGAGTTCCAGAGACTGGCATTGAAATCATGGGCGGCAGTTTGCCTCAGCTCCATGAGTTTGTTCGCAACCATTACATAGCCAATGCCATCGCCATACCAAGCAACCTTGACACGTTAATCACCGAGTATTCGTGTCTAAACGGTGCCGACTGCTCTTTCAATGAGATAGAAATTCCGAAGCCGCAGGGTCGTAAATCCCTGCAAATTGGCGATGTAATCCGATTCAGCATGAGTCTGCTTCACGGCCTTACGGTTGGAGGCGGCAAAGTTGATCAGGTGGAAGCGACTAGGAGGGCGTCAATCTGTTCGACCTGCATGTACAACCGTAAACCGCTCGGATGCACCGGCTGCAACGCTCGGGTGCTGAAGGAAGCGGTAAAAACTTTTTCTCAACACGGAAGTACTCCGCTAGACGAATCGCTGCAAAGCTGCGAATTTTGCGGTTGCTTTATCAGGAGTATGGTGTGGTTTCCCATTGAAACGCTCCATAAATTTACAGACGCTACAGAGAACAAAAACCTTCCGGCCCACTGCTGGAAAAAACGACCATGTACGGATCAATAGCCCAACTGCCGCTCCAGACCCTCAACGAAGACGGCAAAGCGCCAGAGACGCGCATAGCCGACGCGGCATCGGCCCGTGAAATCTTCCAGAAGCTCATCATGGCCGACGAGCTTCGGAATAATACGCGAGCCAAGCTGCGTGGCCTAGTCGATGGCAATCCTCCGTACAACCCGTCCGAACTGCGCCGTAACAATCAGGCGTTCCGAACCAATGTGAACTTCCGCGAGTCGGAAGCGTTCCTCACGTTGGCCATGTCAGCCTTCTACGATGTGTTCGCGGAAGTCCCTACCTACGCAAATGTCCGTACCGCTTACGGTAATGACATGGATAAGCGTGAGGAATGGTCGAAGGTTATCACCGAGGAATTCGACCGACTTCAGAAGCTGGACAAGGACTTCGATTATCTCGTTCAGCTTTCTCAGCGAGAAATGGTGTTGATTGGAGACGGTCCGTTGATCTTTGAAGACAGCACCAACTGGCGCTGCAAGGCCATCATGGCGACGGATCTGCTTGTTCCTGATGGAACCAAGTCGAATGTCAGCGACTGGAAGGTGGCCTGCGTCCGCACTCGCATGGGCGTGGATGATCTGTTCGAGAAGATTCAGGATGAAGAGGCGGCAAAAGCTGCCGGTTGGAATGTCGATTATGTCCGCAACCGCATTCGTGCGGCGATGCCTGAGCCGTATCGATCTGGTGTTCAGTACGATTGGGAGTTCTTCCAACGTCAACTTCGTTCGAACGACATCACTTTCTCTGCTCGTTCAGAGGTGGTCTTGATGTGCCACGTTTTCTACAAGGAATTCGATGGTCAGATTAGTCACTGCATCATCGATGAGCGTGACAGCGAGAACTTCATGTATCGGAAGTTGCGCCGGTTCACCCGATGGGAGCAGGTCATTCATCCGATGTATTACGACCGTGGTGATGGCGAGCATCACGGAGTCAAAGGCTTGGGCATCAAGATGCTTCAGGCGATGGAGCTGAAGAATCGGCTTCGTTGTTCGATGGTTGACAGTGCGTTTGCTCGCACTCAGATCCTGTTCCGACCTCTAAACCCCAATGCGCTGAGCAAGACCAGCGTCGTTCAACAAGGACCGTATGCGATATTGCCGCCCGACTACGAAGTCATTCAGCAAAACATTGCTGGCGTTCTGGACGCTCCTATGGCGGTCAACGCGGACCTTGAGAATGTTCTTCAAGGCAACCTGTCTCAGTATCGCCAATCGCTCAACAAGCCGCAGGGAAACCCTCGCACGGCCACGGAAGTACAAGCGATTGTCTCCCAGCAATCGGCAATCGGTAAGACGCAGTTGAGCCGGTATTACACTCAGCTCGATTCTTTCTTTGAGGAACGCTATCGCCGCGCTTCGAATCCGAATCTCAATCCGATTACTCGCTCGGACAAGGATGCCATCGAATTCCAGCGTCGCTGCCGTGAGCGTGGGGTGCCGCCGCAAGCCATGATGGACATCGATTACGTCGAGGCTACTCGCACGGTGGGCCAAGGTTCTCAATTCGCTAAGCAACAGCTTCTCGGTTCGCTCCTAGGGTTGTCTGGTTCTCTTCCAGAAGGCGGCAAGATCAACCTGCTCAAGGACTACATTGCTGCCCAGGTTGGGCAACAAATGGTGGATCGGTATCTGCCGTCTCAAGTCCAGTCTTCTCGCGTTCAGGATCAGGCTGCTCTTGCTGTGCTGGAGCATTCGTCGCTGCGTCAGGGCAACATGCCCATCGTTACGGATACGCAGAATCAGGTCATCCATATCGAGACTCACCTTGGAGCAGCCAACGAAGCAGCCGCATCACTTCAGCAGGGTGGCAATCCGCAGGAGATTGTTCTCTTCCTCCAGGGCATCGGTCAGCACGTTCAGGATCATCTCCAACGCCTGTCCACCGATCCTTCGCGCCGTCAGCAGGTCGATGCGTATGTCCAGCAGCTCCAGATGCTTAGTCAGACCATCGAACAGCTTGGTCAGATGATTCAGGAACAGCAGCAAGCTATGGCTCAGCAACAACAAGCTCAGGCGATTCAGCAGGGTGTCGATCCTCGTACTGCCGTGATGAATGCGGAGGTTCAGGCAAAAATCGCTCGCCAGAACGCCGAGGTTATGGCCAATATTCAGCGTCAGAACACGAAGGCGATGGCCGACTTGGCTCGCCGGAATGCGAAGACGACGGCGGACATTCAACGAGCGAACGCAACTGCTGAGTCTACCTTGGCGCGTCAGGGATGAAAAACATACATTTCGTTCACGGACTTCACGACGACGGATTCCATATCTGCGACAGAATCGCAATCGCTTCAGCTTGGATGAACAATCCAGACTGGAGCGTTTTTCTTTGGTGTCCTCAAGAGCCAACTGGAGAACAATGGGAGAAGTTGAAGGCGAAGGTTCCGGTTCGGGTGATGTTGATTGATAACCCTCGCATTTGGAACGGCAATGAAATCGCGCATTACGCCAATCGAACCGACCTGATTCGGCTCAGCGTGATGTACACGATGGGTGGTGTTTATTGCGACACAGATACAATCACATTGGCTCCATTTCCAAAGCATTGGTTCAATTACGAATCGATCATTGGGCATGAATTCTGCGAATCAGGAACAATCGGTCTTTGCAACGCGATATTCTTCGCAAAACCGTTTAGTAAATTCGTATGGAAATGGCTCTGCAAAGCTCAAGATTTTGATGGCACTGGATGGAATACACTAGCCGTCACTTGGCCTTACGAAATCTACAAAGAAAACCCGATGATCTGTCATCCGGTAAACTTTGAAATGCTAGGATTTATCCACTGCGGTTCAGGGAAATATTGGGATGGAATTCACTCTCTTGACGGATGTATCGTGGCCCATCTTTGGCGCACCTATCACCGAGAGAAAATGGAGTCGCTGACCGAAGAGATTATCTCAAAGAAAGAAAATACTTACTGCTTACACGCATCCAAATACCTGTGAAATTTCCGACCACATTCTGCATCTCGCTCAAAGTTGCCGAAGATCGGCGCAAAAAGGTGACGCAGCATCTAAAAGATAGAGCAATCAACTTTAATCTTTTTGATGCAATTCACGCATCCAAGATGGGTCTTAAAACTCGATATGCATATCTTGATGATAAACTGAATTGGCAACCAGAAGACGGTCCTCCGTACAAGATTTCACAAGGTGTTCTTGGATGCTCAATGTCTCATTACACGCTTTGGCGTATCATGCAGTACATTGACGATGATGCTTTTCTTGTTTTAGAGGATGACGTTGAGCTTTGTGATGGTTTCAAAGAAAAGTTGATTGAGAGGATGGCCGCTCTTCCGGCTGATTGGCAGTTTGTCTTTGTAGGCCACTGTTGCATGGATTCAAACCACATCATGGTCAAAGATGGAATTGCTTACACTCCAGTTGCTCCGATGTGTACGCATGCGTATCTAGTGCGTAAATCGGCTCTTCAACATTTAATTGATACAAACGATATGATGTATGCCCCAATCGACATTCAACTCAAAAAACGAAGCATGCCAAGCATGATCCATTATTCATTAATCCCACCGCTTGCGATTCAGAATGGCGACGCAAGCACATACACTTACTGCGACAAATGAACACATCCGAAGCATGGGAAAAAGTAGTTCAAGCCAGAAAGTCAATCCACGGATGGACTTTTGAAGACAAAAGCAAGTACATGTTCGACATTGTACTAGATCAGAAGCCGAGTGTTGTTGTCGAAATTGGAGTTTGGAGCGGACTTAGTTTGGCCAGTTTTTGCGCCGCATCTCTGATTCACACCGATTGCAAAGTGTTTGCAGTTGATCCGTGGAGCGAGATTGCGATGAGTGAAAATGGGTACAACGAAAATTTAAGTGAACGGCAGTTCCAGCTTGATGGAATTTACACTCAGTTTCTGCGTAACTTTGCGGTTCTTGGATTGGACAAAAATCTGACCGTTCATCGGAAAACCTCATGGGATGGATCGTTTGCTTTCGCCGATGAAAGCATCGACATAATCCATCTTGATGGAGCGCACACCGAATGGGATTCAACGCGAGACTTGATTGCTTGGACTCCAAAGCTCAAGGTTGGTGGGTTGTTCATAATGGACGATGCGAATTGGGAAACCATGAAGCTCGTTCAGACTCTGGCGCTTAAAAAATACGAGCATCTAACTTATCTTGAAGGCGGCAAAACTCGCGTCTTCGTGCGTAAAAAATGAAAGACATAATCCGAAGCATCAGCCTCAAAGCTCTCAAGCGATTTGCCAATGGAGGAGACGGTCAGGCGGACCTTCTCATGCAGATTGAAGACCTTCAGAAAACCCTTGAGATTCGAACCAAGGAACATGACGAGCATTTGACCGAGGTCCGCGAGGAGCGCGATCATTGGCTTGCCCTGTACGACGAAATCAAATTCGCAGCCGAGTTTCTAATGAGCTACGCAAAAAATGATGTCCCCAAGCTGACCGAACAGACCGATTGGGAGGTTGGTAAAATCGTTCTCCCGCAGGAAACGGGAACATACTACTTCAACCCAGCCATCATGCAGGAGCCTGATGGACGAATCATGCTCTTTGCTCGTCGCTGCCGTAACAAGCGCGAGAAGGATGAGGATGTCTACGTCGAGAAGAACGACATCGTCGCCTTCGAGCTGAGTAAAGATTTACGAGCCACAAAAAAGTCGATTCTTCAGCTAACGTCTCATTATCCGAATGAGCAGTTTGAAGATCCTCGCGTGGTCAGATTCGGTGACAAGTACGCCATCAGCGCGTGTACATTCATCCCGTTCAAGAGCTACGCGCATCAAGCGATGTTCCTGCTCGACAAGCAGTTCCTAAACGTGGGCCGATTCGATCCGATCTACGGCAACAACTACGCGCAGGCCATGATCAACGATGGCCATGAAAAGAACTGGCTCTACTTCGCTCACGACAACGCTCCGCACATGATTTACTCGGCCAATCCGCATGTCGTGGTGCGGATGAATGGGCGGTTAGAGAAGGAGGCAGAGTACGTCACCGAAGAGTTCAATCCGCTCTGGAAATTTGGCGAGGTTCGAGGTGGAACGAATCCGATCCTTTGCGATGGACTCTATTGGACGTTCTTCCACAGCTCGCTTCCTTGGATCAACAGCAAGCGACGGTATTACATGGGAGCATACGCATTCGAGGCTAAGCCTCCTTTCCGTATCGTTCGCATGACCACGTTGCCGCTTCTAACAGGAACGAATCAGCAGGATTGGTGGCCTGGATTGCCTGCGGTCGTATTCCCGTGCGGTGCTTTCTTCGATAGCGCGAAGAACAATTTCGTCATCTCGTACGGCATCAACGACGTTGATTGCGGTTACATGAAGATACCTTTGGCCGACCTACTTGAGGTTACGAAGGTGATTCGACCGAAGCGCGATGTGGTCAACAAGGAGAACCCTCCGACATTGGTTGACGTTCTCGATCCGATTCCCGAGCGGCATAAACTGAAACGAAACAAGAAATCAAAGTACAATGAACTGGCTAAGAGGCTTGACGAAAACCCGCAGCAATCAGGAGAAGCAGGATCTACTGAGTCTGCCTGAGGTAAACATTTCCGAATGGCAAACAGAAGGTCAGCAAGCTGAGCTGGCTCAAATTCTTAAGAATCCAATCCTTCGCATGGCCATTCGAATCGTCGCTGAGTCGATGCCTGTACCGATGCCGTCTGCGAACAGCAAGGAATCCGACATTATTTTCGCTGCCGGTGTAACCGCTGGCTACGCACATTGTCTTGAAAACCTCCGTAAATTGGCGGTAATTGAGACGCAGAAAGAACCTGAAGCAACTTTCGATAAACAATACTAAATAAAACAACATGGACGAACCACTTAACTCACCTCTCGTTAACTCTGCTCAACCGCCCGACTTTGGCAGCTCATTCATCGACGCATTCAAGGCGAATGGCATCGAAGACGCGGCGGCGGCGGACGAAGGTGCATCGACAGCGGCCCAGGTGACTGAGGATCCGAAGCAAAAGAAGACAGCATCCTCCAAGCTCAGCAAATCCGAAATGGATATTGAGCGGATGTTCGGCACTAAGAAGACCGAAACCGCTCCAGTTACCGAGGATGCTGCGGCGAATGCTGATGCTGACATCCCGGAATCCATCAAGTCTACGAAGGCCGCTGATGCTTTTCGCAAGATCAAGGAAGAGAAGGCGCAGCTTGCGAAGCAGTTGGAGGAATTGAAGCTCGGAAAGTCTTCGACTCCTGACTTCGAATCCAAGCTGAAGACCTTGCAGGAGGAACGTGATGCGCTTTCCGAGCGTGTTCGACTCCTCGACATCGAGCGTCACCCTGAATTCGTCAAGAAGTACGAGAGCAAGATCAATGGAGTCTTTGATTCCGTGAAGAACTTGGTCGGAACTGATGGCGAACGCCTCGTTGGCCTACTCAAGTCGCCTGAGAACGACTATCGGAACTCGCAGATCGACGACATCGTTGAGGGTCTTTCTCCGTCGAAAAAGGCAAAGCTCGGCGCATTGATCGTGAAGTACGACGAAATCAATGGAGAACGCACTTCCGAGATGTCGGAAGCAAAGTCCGATTACGACGCTATTCTTTCTCGTTATCAGCAGGACAATGAGGAGGGAACCAAGGCGGCATTGGAGTCGGCCAATAAGACCTGGCAGAAGGTTTCAACCGATGCTCGTTCGCTTGAGATTTTCGAACCTCGCGAGAACGATGAGGAATGGAATTCCGAGCTAAACGGACGACTTAGCCTCGCTCAGCAGATTTTCAATGGCGAGAACAGCGAAGAAGACCTCGCCAAGGCCGCTCTTTGGGCCGCTGCTGCGCCTAAATACCGCGAGCTTCTCTATTCTCAGGTTGAGGTAAACAAGCGCCTACAAGCCGAATTGGCGAAGTATCGAGGCAGCGAACCTGGAGTTACCTCTCGCGCAACGACCGGCGGAAGTCGTCCGTCGAATACGAACTCTTCGAAGAGCGAGGATTTCGTTGCCAGCGTGATGAAGTCGCTCGGACGCTAAAAACAATTATCCCCCGATGGTTTCATAGCCACCGGGGGATTTTCGTTTGAATCACTTTCCTCGATAAGGACCGCTGCCACTCGGAACCGGCTTAGGCTGAGGTTTAACCGGCGGCTTCGGAGGTGGAGACTGCTTGTAAGGTCCGCTGCCGGATGATCGGACAGATGGCGAACCTTTGTATGGTGCGTTGCTGCTCATAATTATTCCTTTGGAAGAGCATACCAACCTTCATGGATGATGATGCTGTTCTTACTACGCACCGTTTTGCCGCTGGAGTCAACCACCCAAACCTTAGCCTTAACGCTCTCAGCGAGGCGCACAGGCTCACCGTGGGGGACGTAAATCACTCTGCTCGCGCAGCTCACGCTCATGCTCGCGCACACGATCAAGAAGACCGCGCTTAAGATCGGGTTGCTTCTTAGCATCTTCACTCGTTATGTCCTTGGTCGTCAGCGAATGAAGCCAGATGACCAGCTTCATCACGAAGTCGGCCAGGAAGTTCATTCAGGATCCGTTGCATTCTCAAGGTTTTGGAGAATTCGCCGAATCGCTTTTTCGGTTCTCAGGTCATCATCACTTAGCATGATTCCCTTGTTTACGGCGTCGTGAACGATTGAAATCGGAGTCTCAACGACGACACCGAGTGTCGCTTTAGTCAGTGAAGAAATAACTCCAAACATAAGTTCATTCAGTTTTGGCAGCGGAGGTCTTGTTCTTCCAGATCGACCAGACGGCACCGATCAGGGTGACGGTTGCACCAGCAATTTCGGCGACTTGATCAGCACTGGCCAATCCTTTGGCGACGAGAAAACCGCCGAGTGCGCTAAGACCGTGGCGGATAAGAGAGGATACGTTGGGGTTCATTTGTTTCTATTTTTGAATTTCTGATACAGTTCAACCAGCTTGACGACGCATGTCAGAAAAGCGGCGAAGGCACCGAGTGCGAGGGATGCCGTCTTGAGATTCGGATCGGAGAACATGGCGTTCCCCATGATGCCGATGATCGGACCACCGACGCCGATTGAGATGTCTCGAATGAAAGCGTGGTGGTCCGTCATCGTATGCGATTAGTTAGCGGAAGGAACCTGCGACTGCTTGGCGGCTTCCAGAATAATTTCGGCCAGAGGTACTCCGACCTTTGCGTTCTGGAAACCGCCAGCCTTGATGGCGATATCGATGAGTTGCAGCAGGGTATTCGCTTGTTCCGTGGTCAGTTCAATTTTAATCATGCCGACGGAGCATCGGAGACACTCGCAACATTGACAACCAAAACCGGCTCAACCTGCTCAATGATCGGCGGCACCGGCGGCAACCACGGCAGCGGCGGAGCGATGACCGGAGGGTTGATCTGGTCAGCGATCTGCGCGGTGACGTTCGCTTCGATGGCCTTCTGATCTACGCCATTGCTGAAGCACCAGCCGAGAACTTGAGCCTGCGTCAGATCCTCGTACGGAGTGAACGAACCGCTGGGCGGAGCGAACGACGCGCTGCCGTAGCAGGTGCCGCTGTACTGATCCTGCGAGCCGTTGCAACGCCAGTCGGCGGTGATTACGACATCGGTTTTGTCGCCTTCGGTCGGCTTGACCAGCAGGCGTTCGATGATCCAGTTGATGGTAATCATGGTGGTATGGATTAGGCGACTTTGACGATGATCCGCGCACGGCCATCAGCGTCGATGCTGATAACCTTACCGACGGCCAGTTGATACTGTTCGAAGGTCGGATTGCTGACAGCCTGACCTTTGATTCCAGTGCCGTTGACAACCGGCACGATGTAGTCACCAGCCTTAGCTCCAGTCACGTTGACGGGAACCTGACCAGCGAAGGCAATGCGGTCCACAAGCTGGCGAGCAGATTCCAGATCAGCACCTTCAAGCCCAACTCCCCACTTGTCGTTTCCGACATAGGAAGGATCGGTCGATTTCACAACGAACGAAACAGCATCAGCGAACACATTGGTCAGCTTACCGTTGGCGTCGATGCCAGCGACATCACCCTTCGCCAGAACGAAGTCGCCGCATTTGACCATGTACTCGGCATAGTCAGCACCGGAAGCATTCACTGTTCCACCAGCGTTGATGGAACGCGAAGTGGTTGCATTTTTGCCTACCTTTAGTGCAGTTGCGCCTCCGTTAAAACCTTCAGCATCTGTAACATAAACAAGAAAACTGTTGTTTATTGTAGAAGATGTCCAACGCGCCATTTCGACACCCGCAGTAGAACCTGCTGATTGAATCCAAAGACGACCATTTCCAGCCGCACTAGGAGTTCCAATCAACAGATTTCCCGATGCGTCGAGCCGCATTCCCTCAACCGGAGTCAGCGCAGCGCCAGCACCACTGGAATTGTTCGTCGAATAATACCATTCGTGCGTTCCAGTGCTGGGGTTTTGATGATATGAGAGCGAATAACCGTTTCCGATGTACTTGTTCGCTCCATCAAAATATCGGTTGTTGGTAAGAAACAACGTACTAGAATACTGCCAAGCAGCCGATTGAGTTCCAACCTGAACTGCTTTCACCGAGTTTTGCCACGCACTCGGCGCAACCCCCACGCCCAGCCCCGTGGAGTTCAGGGTCATGGCGTCCGATCCGCTCAACTGGAAAGTATGGGACGATGCACCATACGCCATCGCTGCCCAAGCAGATCCGCCTCTATTGTACGAATAAAGGTTGCTGTTTGAATTTGTAGAGCTGTAAAACAGTTCCAATCCAACACCAGTAGTAGGAAACGTCGGAGTTCCGCGAACAGCAACCAATCCCCGAACGTCGAGCTGTGACTCTGGAGAAGCGGTAAGCAAACCCACCCGATTGTTCGCCGAATCAACCTTCAGGACGTTCGTATCCACCGTCAGATCGCCGGTGATGGTGGCGGTACCCGGAACAACGATGTTATTGCCGCTCGGTCCGGTAGCCGTGTACAGCTCCGTGAAGTTCTGGTTGCAGTAATCGAACGACGTTCGCAACGGTGTCCCCGTTCCATCGTTCGGCGATGCTCCGATATTGATCGTTTGCTTTGCCATATCTGATTAAATGATTGTTTTTCGAGTTACAGAAATTCGGTCATGTCCGCCGTGATGATCGTGGAATCTGACGTAATCACCGTGTTATCCGCAGTGATATCCGCCATGCCACCAAGAGTCGAAGCCTCCCAAAGTAGGCCAATCTCCAGCAGATTACGCTCACGCGGACTCTTGCACGAAGCTCCGTAAGCCTCCGCAATCAGACTAGCGGCTTGTTCGCAGGAGATGTTTGCCATATCAATGATCAGCTAATTTGAACCATGCGACTCCGTTGGTCATAATGATCAGACTGTTCCACTGCGGAGTCAGCGCATGGGTCGTCGCGCCATCAATCGTCTCGCTCGCGTAACCATCGATAATCACCTGGTTCGCACCAGCATTGATCCGCTTGAACGCATAGATACGACCCGGAACAAGCGCAGCAGGAGGCAATGTCATCGTAATCGCGCCACCAGTCGCATCGGCGATGATCAGATAATCACCGCTCACCACATTGCCACTGGTCGTCACACTTCGATACGCGCCGCGTGTAGCGCCACCACCCTGAAGATACGTCGCAATGCGATTCTCCAGAGCCAACTTGGCCAACTCGACCTCCCAAGGAGAACGACATCCAAGCGATGCCGCCTCATTGATCAGCGTCTCCGCCTCATCGCATGTGATGTTTGGCATATCGATTTACAGTTTAGGCCATCGGACCACGTCCGCGCTGCATCACCTCGGCGATAAAACCGCCGCCGCCGGGAGCAGACCCTTCCTCCATCTCCTCACCCTCCTCGTACTCCCCCTCCTCCTCGCCACGCTCAGCCATCTTCTTACCCTTCGACTTCTTCTCGTATCCAGGAATGGCCATGCCATCAATCTCGATAACCTCAGCCTTGCCACCCTTGCCAAGAACGATAGTCGCCATCGTCTGGAAAGCCTCGCCTTCCTTCAGGTTCTCGGGAATTTCAACGCCTTTTGGAATGGTAAAAACCGGCATGACGGGAGCATCACTTCGTGGCCTACAGTGTCAATTAAAAACCCCTCACCAACCTTTCGGGTCGATGAAGGGTGTCCTCGTTTTGAGGGACTGTACAATGCCGGCGAAAAGATACGTAAAAACAAAAAACCCGCAAGCCTTTCGACCTGCGGATTCTTTCGTATGCTTAGCGTTTACAGCGTTAGCTGCAAATGATCTGAGTCAAAGCACCAGTGCAACGACGGAAGATAATCGTCATGCCCTGGTTCGTGAACACCGGCTCGCTCGCATGAACGAACTCAGCGTAGTGCTGACCCTTCTTGTCCAGAGGATCAACGCAATCGGTGTTCAGCTTGTACGCGCCAGTCACCCACTGCCACTCGCCCATGTAGTTCGTAGGCATCCACGCCAAGTCGCCAACCCGATTCACCGGGCGAACGATATGGCTCTTGAACACATACGGAGTAACCACGAACGCAGCCTCGTACGGAGCAGTCACCCAGCTCGGGTTGACGCTGAACACCGTACCCTTAGTACCGCTCGAACTGGTGAACGGCTGAACCAGCGTGTACTTACCACCAGCGTAGGTAAACCGGGGCGGGAACAGATTCGGCACATGCCGGAAGTTCTTAATCACCCGATTCGCACCAATGCGCTTCAACAACTCAGCACCAGCGCCACTGCCCTGATCCGCATAACGCAGGTCATCGCGGAACGCAGGGTTGTTCTGAGCGATACGCTGCGAAGCCTCCAGACCGATATACAACGGGAACACCGGACCGTCGCTCGAATAGCTGATGAAGCCAGAACTATCAGGATTCGTCGCGCCATTACGGATCAACGTGGCAGCAGCAACATCCAGCATCTCCTGCGTCAACTCAGACGTGGACTGATTCAGCGCCTGACCAGCCGATCCAGTCTGAATCCAAGGGAACTCATTCACACCAGACGGAATCGTCTCAACCTGAGTGAACGAAGAGTCGGCCACGGCCTTGATCGCGAACTTCGCGAAAGTGTTCTGATAGCGAGTCTCCCAAGAACGCTGCGCACGAATCGACAGCTTCTCCAAGTAAACGCGCAAGAACGCCTCCACACGATGATCAAAGGTCAGATCATCCTTACACAACAGCGGACCTTTCAGCGCGAAACGCTCAGGACTCCAGGTAACCGCATTGTAACCAACCGGAACGTCATTGTAGGTGACGTCGCAAGCACCTTGATTTTCACCGCTCGCAAGCGTGATGGCCGACCACTCCTCAGCCGCAGTCGGCTCAATCGAAGTGGTGGTGAACGAGGTCTGGGTCAAACCAGTCCCCTGAGGATACTCGCCGCGCTCAATCAAATTGAGCCACATCGAGCGATACGAAGCCCGCTTATAAACGTCCTGCGCGAGCGACTCAGTAGCCACCGCGAAGGCGTTGAAAACATTGGAACAAGCCATGTGAGATGAAAAATTAAACCGACGTTAAACCGACTCTATCGGTAGGCCATCCTATCCATCACACGATGGCTGATCTGCCCACCATTCCATTTTGCGGAGCGTCATCGCCGCTTAGACAGTTTGCGATGGCTGACCAAACCTTCGCCTTGCTTAGGGTCGTTACGCGGACTGAGACATAAGAACGTCTACTCAGTCAATTAAAATTAGACGGCTGATTGCAAACCCAAAGGGTTCTCAAATAGCTCATGCTGCTCCGCCATGTAGGACTTATTCCCACACAGTAGGCCAATCCTCCCAGGTCTGATCATCTCAGCTTTCGCCATGAATCCCCTGAAACTGTACGGTCCAGGAAACGACCCAATCATCAACGCATAGAAATCCACTCCACCAGTCTTCCTCGCACCCTTCCGCGTATCGACCAACAACTTCCCATTCTCATACTTCGTCGTCTTCACATCCACCCTAGAACCATCACTCAACACACAGTCATACAACGGATGCGGAGGCGGACGATCCGTATCCAAATCAGGATACAAATTGAACAGCTTACAGAACGCTATCTCTCCACACACACCCTCCAAATCAATCGTCGCAGATGACTCCGCACTGATCTTCAAATTCACAATGTTGAACGAGCGATTATTGCCGTTCCTATGCTTCGCCACAAAGTAAGCAAGCTTACGTTCTGCGTGTGTTAAAGAAGCAGTTTGACCGATTTTTACTTTGTTTAGCACGGTCAAAAAGGTGGAAAATTTTTGAGGGGGGTATCGTAAACGAAGCCCACCCCCAAAGGGGGCCTCCCCCCTCGCCAGTCAATCTCTACTTATCCCATAGGAAAACAATCCTTTTCCTGCCCTAGGACACAAAATGTCCGACAATAGTCTGATAATATGCATTATCAGACTGTCGTCTCGGTGTCGTTTCCGTGGTTTACCTGAACTTCGATCGATCGATCCGGCATCGATCCAAGGAGATTGATTGAAACGCTGGTAGCTTCGCCTTGTTCACTCCAACCGAAAACGAGAGCCGATCGCTTTGCAACGCTTCCAAGGATTTGTTCTCGAGTCGACTCATCTTTGATGCCGTCCAAGTCATAGCTGTCTATGCGTTCGAGCGTTGCAGCTGCGTCGGCAGCAAGCTTCGAACGGACTAGTGCGGAGAGGCTTTCTAGGGATTGAGCTTTCTTTTCAATGCAAACCGTTTGCATTTGCCTCCTTAGTTTCGTCAATCCCGTTCGACTGGCTTTGGTTTGCACCGTTTCAACGCATAGCTTCAAATCGCTTGCAATCGCCGACAGTTCTTCTCCGGCAAGGTATCGGGCCGACACAGTTTCCCAGACTTCGCTTGGCTTCGCCATGCATGACGGGTAACCGTTTTCCGCTCCCCCGGCAATGCGCCGCTTGTGACGGCGCGGAAAATCCCTCGTTTTCCTAAGGATTTCCCACGTTTTCCCCCTTCCTAAAAATATTTTTACTTTTCTTTTGACTTCCCACCTTGTCCCCCCTAGCCTGTCCTAACCAATGAAATCCGCGCTCCGAAAACTCTCTTCCTTCCTAGCCCTTTGCCTTACCTACGCTGTCCTAGGTTACGCCTTTTACTTCCTTTTCATCGCCTCTCAGTTCTAACCCTCAATCCAATCACCAATGAAAGTCCATCTTACCCTAGTCTCTTCAAACGTCAAAACCGGACCGATCCCGGTGTCAACCTCATCGGCCGTCACATGCTCCGACGCATGCCCTTTCAAGAAAGACGGTTGCTACGCTGACAGTGGACCGCTTGCGTTGCACTGGTCTAAAGTAACCTCTGGTCAACGCGGTTTTGATTGGTCCGCTTTCCTTGCCAAGGTCCGCTCATTCCCGGCCGGTCAATTGTGGCGTCACAATCAGGCCGGAGACTTGCCGGGTGTCGGTGATTCAATTGACGCAACCGCACTAGATGAGCTTGCAACCGCCAACACTGGCAAGCGCGGTTTTACGTACACTCACAAGCCATTGACACCCGATAATCTGTCCGCACTACGGTCCGCCAATGAGCGCGGTTTCGTTGTCAACCTGTCCGCCAATTCGGTTTCGCATGCCGACACCCTTGCAAAACTAGGTTTACCCGTTGCAGCTGTTGTCCCTCAGGATAGCCCGGACCGTTTCACGACACCGGAAGGCAACCGAGTTGTCGTCTGTCCGGCGCAGCGTGTGGACAGCCTGTCATGCGACAAGTGCCGCCTATGCGCGAAAGGCAACCGTGGGTTCATTGTTGGATTTAAACCGCACGGCACGGGAGCAAAACGAGTGCAACGCATCACAACGGCCGGGAATTGACGGTCCGCTTCAATCTATCGGCAACGGTAGGTTGACGCGTCTCTTCAATCTCAATCAATCAAAACTCAATCACTCAATCCATGACCAACCGTTATCCCGGACAATGCGTCCAATGCCACGAATACGTCCCAAGCGGACTCGGAACCGTCACCAAACGCGGCCGTGTGTGGCGCATAGACTGCAACGCATGCACCGGAAACATGCCGGAACACTCCGGCCTTGTATGCGTCAAGACCTCATCCGGCTGGTCCGGCACCCGTAATGCGCGAGGCCGTTGCGAAGATGCGCCATGCTGCGGTTGCTGCACTTTCTAAGTCTCAAAATTCAACAACACATGTCCACTATCCCTCTTGTCCCTTTCCTACGTTTGCGCGACTGCGAAGAACCTTTCGTAATGCATGGCCGTCGGTGGCTATTCGTCACCTGTCTGCGCTCCGACGGCATGCCTGACATTGGCGTCTATTCTTTCGACACTGATCTTTGCCACGATTACCTAGCGTGGCGCGAAGCTTTCAATCTCCAATAAAAACCCATATGGCATCCATTCAACGCATTGAAAATGCGGTAAATAACCTCATCAACGGTAATCTATCGGACGCGCGTCGGTCCGCGCGCGGTCTGACCTATTCGGAAATTTTCAATTGGCTGACCTATTCTGTCGGTTGGTCGGAAAACCGTTCGCGCGCGTGTGCGGACTATCTGAAAAACCGCATCGATTTTCAGGCATATTGCAACGCAGACCGTTGACCTATCCTACGCGCATCACACGCAAGTGTGCTGCGAAAGGGTAGGCCATTCTATCCGCAGCAAATAATCCAATGAAAACCATTCACCAAATCATCCGCGAAATTCAATTCTTCGATCCTACCGTCCGCGCATTTGACGCGCATGATCTGCCGCAATCGGTCCGCGCGTACCTGCACCATAACTACCGCATGGACGCGCGCCTGACGGACGATGAGCAGCAACTGGTCGAAGTCTCTTTCGAACCTTTCGCAGACAACCTCCGCGAAGCATTTCAAGACGACCCTCGCCCGGACGCGACTCGGTTTTATCTGTTCGACGATAGTAGTCTTTACGTCCGCACCAATGCCGGACCGGAGCTATGGGCGGACGCGCAGGTGTTCGTTGTCGAACGCATCTTGCCAGCTATGCGCCTGACGCGCTTGGAGGCTGAATTGATGCGTGAAATCGGCATGGATGAGCAGGTCAGCGAGGTTCGCTCTGACTTTTTCGGCGCATTCGCGCGTGTTCTGAACCGTGACTGCGGCATTCCTTTCCATGAATCGCGCATTCATTGGGACGCCTATTCGCGCCAGCTAGGCAACCCCGCGCGCGAGGATGCGGAACTAGGCGGACTGGAATCTGGAACCGCTGAAGGCAATCGTTTTGCGGCGGACTTCCTGGCAACCCCTAAGACTGTTTGATCCATGAAATCAACCCATACCCCTACCCCTTGGATTGTCCGATTTGATGAGGACCGATTCGACTCGAAGTTGTCTGTCCTTGAGGTCATCGATGGACGAGATGAGTCGTTGAATCATCCTCAGGGTGCGCTTGTCCTAGCGAGGGTCAATGTCAGCGCGTTTGCTCCGCACATGGACGAGCCGCTTGCCAATGCTCGTCTAATTGCTGCCGCGCCTGACCTGCTGGCCGCTCTCGAACGTCTCACGCATCCAATGGCCGACGATGAGGACCTAGACTTTGCACGCGAGGTCATCGCGAAGGCGAGGGGAGGTGTCCTGTGAGCCACATCCATCATCCGAAACGTAAGATCGAACGCCCATTTTCTGGCGCGGTTGAATCCGACAAGCCGAATCCCTACGCGCACGGCTGGGTTACGATAGAGCAAATCTGCCAATGCGGAGCGAGGCGATTGGTCAACGTGAACCAGAAGCAAAAGGAAATTGGATATTGGCGCGAAAAGGAGGATTGAGAATGCATCCACTACTTTTATCCGCGCTGATTCAGGTTGAATCTGGCGGGAATGACCTCGCACGAGGTCGTCATGGCGAGCTAGGCGCGTTGCAGATCAAGTCGATCATGGTCCGGGATGTAAATCGGATCATGGGAACGGATTACTCGCACGCGCAGGTAACGAACCGAGCGGTTTCGGTCTTCATCGCGGAGTCCTACTTCGCGCATTACGGACGCAATTTAAGCGACGAATCGCTTGCTCGGATCTGGCAAGGTGGGCCAAAAGGATTTAAAAGGTCATCGACTCGCGTGTATGGCCGACGTGTTATGCGCGAATTGGAGTCGATGGATAAATTCACCGAAAAGCATCATTTCACCGCACGATAAAACACCACAAACCAATGAAACTAACTATTCAGTCCAAACAGAACGCGCAGACGATCATCGATCTGTTCAATGCCATTATCACGGGTGAAACCGAGGAGCATGGAGCGACGCCGATGAGCATTTACGACGACGACAAGCATATCTGTTCCATCACGGCGGCGAATGGCGAGCAGATTTTGGAACTGATCATCGAGCGGGAGGAAGGCGACAGGCTGATGCAGATTGGCGAACCGGAGACTCTGCAATGATCAAGATGTACAACGCGAAAGAGTGCGAGGGTGTGCAGCGACATTTCTCCAGTGCGCAAATGGACGCTCGAAACATCACACTTGGCGAACTCATCACGACGCTCGATATCATTTCTGAAAAGCTTCAATCTCCGATGCTGCTCGAAGCCTCACTTCGGCTCGACCATGTGTCGGACGCTCTCATCAACCTTGAGCATGCGCTGTTTTACGTCCGCATGTACAAGTCCACGGATCCGACTGGAGAAGGCGAGAAGCGACGTCAGGAACTGATCGATGACTCGGAATTCATCATCAACCTGATCCGCGAGGGAGGACTTTACCCGTGAGCGGAAGAGGAAACCTATTCGGACCGGCCAAGTTCAAAGTCCAGATATCCGGCGCGATTGGCTGGTCTGACCTGAAGCAGAGAGTGGTCCGATTCGAGATGATCGAATTCGCCTCGCGCAAGGAGGCGGAGAAGTCGGCCAAAGAATTGAATCCGGGCGAGTACACGCAAGGACGCATCCGAGTTGTTCCGGTCGATATGCCGGAGGACTACGACGTGTATCCGGTTGCGGAGAAAACAAAAACTGCTGGATAACTTTTCCGTAGGCCAATCTAAGCATTCAAACCCATGTCTTTTATCCGATTCGATTCTAGCGGTCGCAACCAGCGAAACCGTATCAACACGCCATTCGCGCATCAAAATCGCTCTAAGAGCCGTTTCTGAGCGATTGCGAGGCATTCTCGCATGTCCACTGAACGACACCAACGCATCTCAACCCTTATTCCGAAACGGAAGCGGCACCGCCACCCAAGGCGGAGCGCAAGCTTTCCGATTTCGGAATAAGCCTCTCCCCTTTTTTAGAAAGGGGAGGCTTATCTTTAGATGAGCTAGCCAGACCAAGGATAACCAAGAAATAACCATTGGTAATTTTCCGTTGACAAGAGAACAAAGTAGATTTATCTGTTTTCCACCATGAGTTACCTTACAAATGGATCGACGCTGAGAGCGACGTTCCGAGAAATGCCGCCAAAGAGGCACAACCTGATCCTCGAAAAGTCGGAGTTACTGGCCCACATCATTGAAACGATCGGTGGCGGTGTTGCCGAGGCGAACCGGGCGTTCAATTCGATGCGGAACATAAAGAGTCAGGTGCTGGTTTTTGACCGGATCCATCGGGTCTGGCATGGCTGCGATTGGAAGCCGTCCGATGAGGACGCGCAGAAGGATCTTGAATCGCGCAAGCTGTCGGATATGCGGCGTGAAATCGCTCAGCTTTGGAAGGCCATCAATGCCCTGCGTAAGGCGAGGCACCGCAGAAAAAAGCAGAAGGCTGATAAACCAGCGGTTAAAGATCAACCTGTGGAATCTAGCGAACCATCTTTGTCCGAGGAATTCGCCAAGTTGTTCCCTGAACTGACCACGAAATAACCATGAACAACGACGATTTAAAGCGTGTAGCGTTCATGCTGGAGCTGATGTCCAAGCGGATTGATGCAATCGACCAGCGTGTCAACGAGATGTCGAAAAGAATCGACGAAATAGCTAGTCCATCAAGCTATGACGATGATGAAGCGTGGTGCTTTCACGGGACACAACCGACGAAGCCCATCAATCCGAACGCTGAGAACTACACCCTGGAACTTCGAAGCGGTCCGTACACGATCTATCGTGACGATGACGAACCTGATAGCGAGTGGCAACGACGCAAGGATCATCTCATGGATCAGCGCGTGATGTTCCTCAATGGTAGCGGTCAAATCGGCACACCGGAGCAGGTGGCCCACTTTGAAGAAATCATGGCAAAAATTGCGAAAGCTCGCTCTACTGAAAATCTTTCCGAAAATCATTTGACGCCACTTGAAACAACTGCGACACTACGTTCGCAACAATGACCAATTTTCCGCAACTAGGCGTAGAGCGCGTTGAGGTAACGCGACAGGGTTTTTGGATTTTCACCCTTGATTATCACCTAGTTGCGGTTTCCAACGAACCATGAAGTGCTACACAACCGAGACTGCCGCTGAGATGCTGAATCTCTGTGAGGAGACACTGCGACGACTCTGCCGCGAAGGCGCGCAACACCGTCGAGTTGGAAGGCGCATCCTGTTCACAGAGAGCGACATTGCCGCGCTGCTTGAATCGAAGATCATGCGAGACGAAGTCAATCCGTTCGCTCGGAAGGCAAAGGTGCAGGAGGAGTCGAAATGACTACCGAGGTTGAACAGGTTCAAGCGACTAAACGGTGTTCAAGGTGTTTTTTAGAAAAAACGATCAATGAGTTTTATTTAAGCACACGGGCCAAGGATGGGAGACAAGTGAAGTGCAAGGCATGCGAAGCAAATTATCGAATTGCAAACAAAGAGGCAATTAAATCAAGAAAAGCTGCCTATCATATTCTTAACAGAGAAATTGTTTTGGAGAAGCTCAGGCAATATCGTTCAAAGAACGCAAAAAGAAATCGGGAGCGCGAAAAGGCAAGATACATTCAAATAAAGCTAGATCCTGAAAAATACGCAAAATATCGGGAAATCACAAGGATTAGCAAAAAAACATCTAATTTGCGTCACCCAGATCATGTAAAAGCGCATTCAAAGGTACTATGGGCAATCAAATCTGGAAAGATTGTAAGACCAAATGAATGTTCAAACTGTGGAAATCAATGCAAACCGGAGGCTCATCACGACAGTTATCACGAGTCTCAATGGTTAGTTGTCCGATGGCTGTGCAAGACTTGCCACAGGTCGCACCATCGAAAATACCCAGATCAGTCAAAGTAATTTTTCCGCATTCAGCGGATGTGTCAGAAAAACAAAACCAGAGAATACAAATATGAGCAATCAAACACTAACAGTAGTCGCGCCAACTCCAACTCAGGCAGTGGCCACACAACCTGACAGCGCAGAATTCTACTCCCGCATTGGCACCTCGCTTGAGGCGGTCAAGGAGTTAGGATCATGGATTGCGCGAAGCGGCGTCTTCAACTGCCAGAAAGATGAGCAAGGCAACATGATTGCCCTCGAATGTCTGGCGACTCGCAAGACTCCGTTCGACTTCAAGCGCGAGTTCCACCTTGTGAACGGCTCCCTGACGATGCGTTCTGACGCGATGCTCGCCGGATACCGCACTCGCGGCGGGAAGGTCATCTGGAAGCAGTTCGATTCGACCGCTGCGATTGGCATCTGGAAGTATGACGGCAACGAATGCGAAATCGGATTCACGACCGAGGACGCGAAGATTGCTGGCCTACTCCCTGCCAAGCCAGGAAGCGGCTGGGCCAAAGATCCTTCCGCCATGCTCCGCGCTCGCTGCATATCGAAGGCTATTCGAATGCTCGCCCCTGAAGTTGTTGCTGGCGTCTATACCCCCGAGGAGGCCGCCGACTTTGCCGCCACGCCACCAGCAACACCCACCATCACCGCCACGACGCGCCAAACGGTCAACGTCACGCCCGAACCGCAGTTCTCGCTCGTTGAGAAGCTGGAGCAGATTCTTGAGCCACATTCCGACATCGCCAATGCGTTCCTGCTCTCTAAGAACCTCATCAAGGAAGGTCAGAACTTCCGCGATGTCAGCACCAAGGTGGCCAACATGATCATCTCCGACAGCGACAGCTTCCTGATCAAAGCGAAGGCGTACTCCAACCCGACAATCGAATGAGCATTCTAAACCGCCACATTAACTTCGACATGCCAGCCGAGAAGTATCACGCCGTTGATGCTCTCTCCAAGTCGATGATGTCCAAGATCCTGAAGTCGCCAGCGCACTACAAGGCAGCGTTGGAGGAGCATCAGGAGCCGACTAAGGCGATGCAGATGGGTACGGCGATTCATACCGCTGTTCTCGAACCGCACCTGTACTCGCAGGTCGTAGCGGTCGTTCCGCCTGACATCGACGGTCGTACGAAGGAAGGTAAGGCGTGGAAGGAAGCGCACAAGTCGCGCATTCATCTGACCCATGCCGAGGACATCGACATCCAGGGTGTTTCGAACAGCGTTCGTCGCCATCCGTTCTGGGACATCATTCATCTGGCCCACAAGATCGAAGCGAGCGTGTTTGCTGAGGATGCTGAGACTGGCATCTCTCTCAAGGCGCGTCCTGATCTGTGGGTCGAGGATCATACGCTTGTCGATGTGAAGACTACGGATGACGCGACTCCTGAAGGGTTTAGCCGGACCGTAACAAGTTTTGGCTACCACATTCAGGCCGCGCATTATCTTGCGATGACCGAGGCTGAGAACTTCATCTTCGTCGCCGTCGAACGCAAAGCTCCGTATGCAATCGGCATCTACAAGCTAGATGCAGAGTGGCTTCAGGCGGGTGAGAACCTTCGCAGGAAGGCAATCTCAACGCTGCACGAGTGTCGCGCACTGGACAGTTGGCCAGCCTATCCGACTGCTACACAAACACTTTCATGCCCAAAATGGGTGCTGAATAAATCCGAGAGTTGAAACAGAATCAAAACCGCTAACAAATATGTTCAAAGTTAATCGTAAGGACGCTGGCAGCAATTACATCAACGCTGAAGGCGAGTACATTGTAACCGTGATGAAGGTCGAGGAAACGCTCGATGCTAAGGGCCGCGAGGTCTGCAAGGTGACATTCGCAACCGATGAGGGAGCGAGCATCGCTGATCGTTTCATCAATCAGGAGAATGTGTGGTTCCGCGTGAACCAGTTGGTTGCTGCGACGAACCACAATGTACCGGATGGAACCGAGGTGGATTTCCTTGGTGTGAAGGGCAGCTACGCGAACTTCCTTCGTTCGATGATCGGACTCAACCTTGTCATCACCGTTCGTGTTGAGGAGTACGACTTTAATGGCGAGAAGAAGAAGGCGTATCGCATCAAGAACATGAAGGGATTCACTGCCCAGACTGAAGCTGAGGAAAAGCCGTTCTAAGTTAAAGCACGGAGGGGAGCGTATTCCGCGATAACGCTCGGTAGTCAATTCTAACGCACACAATTCGTATCCATGAGAGTCAAACTTGTAGCTATCACCAAACCCCTTGTCGGCGACGGTAACATGACCGCATCCGACTTCATCACGTTCGCAGCGCGTGTCAGCAATCCGAGCAATCAGATGAGCTTGCTCACCGCTCCGAAGTTACTGGCCTACTGCATCAAGAACGGCCATTGGAGTATCTTCGAGCAGGCCAGCATGACGGTCGAGATTCAGACCAGCCGAGCGATATCCGCACAGATCATTCGCCATCGCAGTTTTTGCTTCCAAGAATTTTCACAAAGATATGCGCCAAGCGATGCGCCGGAGCCGGTTGAACTTCGCAGTCAGGATCGAGTGAATCGCCAGGGAAGCGGTGATTCATTTGAGAAGGACTGGGCATACGATGTGGTTGCCAAGTCTGTTAATCTGGCATTTACAACCTATCGAACATTGCTTCAAGAGGGTGTTAGTCGGGAGACAGCGCGAATGGTTCTGCCGCTCTGTACGCAGACCACGCTCTACATGACCGGCAACATTCGCTCATGGATTCACTATCTTGAGCAGCGTTGCGCGAAGGGTACGCAGAAGGAACACCGGCAGATCGCCGAGGCTATCCGCGACACGATCTTCGCTGTCGAGTTCCCGCACATTCACAACGCATTGCAGGAGGCCAAATGAGCGAGCAAAACAAATCAGAGACTGTACGACTAACATTTAAGGGATTGCTGTCCATCTATCTACCAGAAGCGAAAATGATGGAGGTCTACAACGCAACCGAGCTGTGCTGCCGCAGGAACAACTGGGGCATCGCAATCGACGAGAGCAACCGATTGGATTTTGTTCCGATGGTGAGAGTCGAGGAGGACAAGCCGTGAGCGATTTGATATTAAATCCAGAATGGGAACACGCACAGTTTGTGTCTATTTCTGAATTGAGAGAATGCGAACGGAAACTGGAGGTGCTTAACCGTGGCAACGCCAATGCCGAGCGAATCCTTTGCGAGGCTGCTGGCGTCGAATCCGGGCGCGATGTCCTCGACTGGATCGTGGCGGCGAAAGACCACATCAAGCGGCTGGAGGAGGCGGGGGATGAAGCAATCTACCCTCTTGAATATGCGGCCAGAGTGAGAATTTGGACAGAAGCCAAGGAGGCCAAGCTGTGAGCCAATCAATCAACGACGGAGGACCGGCGTTTCCTCACGAAACATCACTTGGATATCACCACGGCATGACCCTCCGCGACTACTTTGCGGCGGCAGCGTTGCAGGGATTGATGGCAAAAGTAGATCCAGAAGATCATTGGGCGGATTATCGCGCAAAATGGTCATATGAAGCAGCCGACGCGATGCTCAAAGCGAGGGAGGACAAGCCGTGAGCAGTCAATTCACCATCGCCGACCGCGAGTTGGTCAAGATCGCCTCAACTGGATCTGTCTGGGTGCAGCACGACATCACTCCACTGGAAGTGGCTAAGATTGTAAAACTTATGAGTCAGCGAATCGAAAAGCTAGAGCAGGAGAACGACGCAATGAGAGCCGATCTGCTGCTGTGGAACGAGAAGGAGGTGAAGCCGTGAGTGACAAGCAGTGGTTCATCACGCCACACAGCGACATAGAATGGTTGATAATGCCGTGTATGGTCTTGGTGGCGTTTGCTTGTTTGATTTCAAACCTTGTTGGATTAACCACTGGAAATGAACAAATAAGACACGAAGCGGTTGCCTCTGGCCACGCCGAATGGGTGGCCGACAAGAGCGGTAAACCACAATTCAAATGGAAGGAGTGCAAATGAACAACAACTTACTACTTAATTCAACCGATCTAGGTGTCGGAAAACAAATGGAACCAAACATGATCGAATGGAGAAAGTGCGGCAAAGCAATCCTAACGATCCACGCCGATGGACTCATCACCGTGTCGGAAGATTGCAAACCTACTGAGACAGCGGCTGAGGTGCTACGCATCATGCGCGATCAATGGCTGGCCGACATACAGTGCGCCAAGATCCGCGAGCTTCAAGAGCGCATCACTCAACTAGAGTCAGAGAACGACGCTCTTCGCGCCGATCTGCTGCTGTGGAATGAGAAGGAGGCCAAATGAATATCGAACAAACCAAGGAAGCCATCCGCGTGATGCAGGCATTCGTGGATGGGAAGGAAGTGGAACATCGGTATAACGGAAAGTGGGTAAAGATTTATGTACCGAGGTGGGACTGGGATGACACAGACTACCGCATCAAACCCAACCCAACATTCCGCCCGTGGACCTCCGATGAGGTGCCTGTTGGTGGTCAAATTAGGAATAAGGCAATCTCTGAATACCGTTGGTTGATTGACCGGACAGCCGATCTAACCGTCCGAAATGAGTGGTTAGAAAGACACGAACACAGCATCGACGGCGGTAAAACATGGCACCCGTGCGGGGTGATGGAGGAGTGCAAATGAACGATCATATTCCTGACCTCACGAAAATGATCGGTGAGACGCCGAGGACGGATGCGGCGTGGAAACCTGATGGAGGAGATGGCTATCCAACCGTAGATGTTGACTTAGCTCGTCAACTCGAACGCGAACTCAACGCGGCCCATGAGCGCATCAAGCGGATGGAGGAGGCGCTGACCTGGTACGAATCCACAGTGTCCGACTGCAATCGCCACGGACCTAAAGGTGATGTTGCTCGCGATGAGTTGGCAAAAGATCAAGGGCGCAAAGCCAAGGAGGCCAAGCCGTGAACCATATTGGTAACGCCAACAAAAAGGTCAGCGATACGCCCATATCTGATTCTACTCCTCACAACGTAGGCGAACTCGGTATGCTGTGCAGGAAACTCGAACGCGAACTAAACGCTGCCAATGAGCGAATCAAGCGGCTGGAGGAGGAGCTGGAGCGGACCAAGCAGGATCGGAACGCGATTGCTAAGAACACCCGCGAGCCGCTGCTGTTGAAGCTCGATCATGCCGCCGAGCGCATCAATCGGCTGGAGGAGTTGTTGTGGTTAAGTCAGCCAGTTTGCGAAGCCAAGGAGGCCAAGCCGTGAGCGATGAAATTATCCGCACATGCCCAAATACAAAATGCAGGACATGTTGCATAAAAGAATATAATTACACACCAGGATACAATATGGACATAGGTGAAATCGTTCCGCAGGAATGTCCCGCTTGTGGTGCTTGGCTCGGTCAAAAGTATTGGGGTAACATTGATCGAATTAGCAAAATGAAAGAGCCAAGCCAATCACATAAAGAACATTGGGCTAGAGGACTTGGCTTAACCAAGGAGGAAAAGCCGTGAGCGATCAAAATAAATATCCATTGACCCCATCTTGGTATGCATTTGGTGGTTTTTTTACAACACCAGTCCTTGCTACGACACTGCTTTTAGGGGCTGTGATTTTGTTTGCAGTTTGGCCATTTACGCCAATGATTTTTTATCTAAAAAGGAAAAGTGAATTACAACAAAACAAGGAGGTGAAGCTGTGACACTCGAAGAAATAATTATAGAGGAATCGCACAATTTAAGTTTTCCGCACGGAAGGAATCTACGCTCAATAGCATTTCATGTCCGCAAGCTGGAGGATTGGGCGAAGCAACTAGAGAATGAGAACGACACCTTTAAGAAACGCATCAAGCGGCTGGAGAAGGCTCTTGAGTCCATTCGAGAATACTGGAACCGAGACAACAATGAGGGAGCGATGAATGACGCTTGCTGGCACGCAATCAACACAGCGTCAGAAGCACTGGAAGCCAAGGAGGCCAAGCTATGAGACTCAACGATTCCCAGCGCAAGCTCAAGCTCATCACCAACAGCATTTCCACTGTTTGGAAGGGAAAGCGCGAATGCCCGATCTGCATCCACACCACCGTTTGGAGCATTGGAACCATCGTTGAGGCCCGAGAGTTCAACGAAGGTAATCACTGTCCCGGTGCTGCAATTACTCCGCTGATCCAAGTTCAGTGCAACAACTGTGGGTACACCGTGTTGTTCAACGCCATCGCTCTCGGCGTCGTTGACCAATCAACTGGAAAGCTAAAGGAGGAGGAATGAATGCAGCATTCATCTACAAACACACAATGGCCGGCGAAGTGCTGATTGTGGATATGGAACGAGCGAAGCAACTGGACGCAGCAAGTGGACATTGGAAACTCATCCACTCGGTCAATGCGGTCGAGACGCTCGCATTCATTGTGTCACTAACGCCAAAGCAGAGAAACAAGTACATCAAACAACTTACGAAGTGAATATGAAACCTAAACGCAAGACTACGGTAATCACAATCGACTCAACACTTCACACCGAGCTGCGCGCTATTTGCGACAAGCACGGAGTAAAGATCGGATTTCTCGCTGATCAAGCGGTGAGAGAGCTACTGGCAAAGTTGAACAATACTGCTCAAGTAAGTACATCTTTGTCAGCTTTCACTCGCTAAGGCGAATCGTACCTTGTGGTACGAACAATAGCCTCCGGTTGTAATGAAACTGCAACCGGGGGTGCAAATCTCCTAAAATTATGAATCTGAGAGAATACCAAAAGAAAGCAGTAGAGTGGGCCAAAACTAGCGATGGCCTGATCATATCACCCGCAGGAAGTGGCAAGACATGGATTGCCGCGAGCATCATCAAGCATTACGCAACGCTGAATCCAGATTGGACGTTTGGATGGACAGCACCGACTAGGGAAACCTGTCAGCAAGCTAGAGTGTCTCTTCGCGTTGCTGGTGTGCTTGAAAGCGTCGTCGATGTCCGGTGTCCGCATGAGTCAGTGGACTTCAGCAAGAAACAGCTTCTTGTAATCGACGAAGCAAAGCATAGCCCTGCTCGCGTCCTGAAAGGCATCATAGAGTCGTGTAACGGCATGCGTTATGGCTTCGATGCCACGCCGTGGTGCGATGATCCAGAGCGTAACGCGGTGACTAAGATGCTGTTCCGCAATCGCGCCTACGAAATCAATCGCAGCGACATTGGTGATTCATTGGCCGACGCTTACCTCGAAGTCAGCGATGCCACCGATCTGAACATCAAGCAAAAGATCGATGACAACATCGACCGTCTCTTCAATGCGCGGCGTCGCTACATGCGGATAAGTGACGAAGAATTGAAGCGCATGTGTGCATGGGAATCGCTCGTTGAAATTGGCATCTGCGAGAATCGTGAACGCAATGAGTCGGCCATCCAATACGCACTGGAACACGGCGACATGCAGACGCTCATCCTCATCCCACGCATCACTCTCGGAGAGCAGTACGAGAAGCGCATTCCAAACTCTCGGCTCGTTCATTCCAAGATCGGCAAGAAGCAGCGCAAGGAAGCGATGGAAGAATTCAAGTCTGGCAAGCTGCGGACCATGATTGCCACATCATTGGCCGACGAAGGGTTGGATCTTCCGAATGTTGAACTGCTCATCATGGTGAGCGGCGGAAGGTCGTCGCAGAAGACGATTCAGCGAGCGAGTCGAGCGTTACGCAAAACAGAAACCAAAAACTGTGCGACAATCATGGACTTCTCTGACAAGTTCCATCCCATCGGAGCGTACCATTCGAAAAAGCGGATGGCATGCTACCGAGAGCTAGGTTGCGTATTTTTACAATGAACACGATGAACGAAGTGACTTCCGCTTCACCAAGCGAAAACTCAGTCTCCCTTATTGGGGAGTTAAGAGCCACAACCAGAAAATCAGAAACCAAAACTGGCGCACTAATGGTTCGCCGCGTGATTTCAATTGCCCGACACTGGACTGACCAAGACGGTCGTTTAATTGAAGATTACGATGATTTTGAGCTTTCTTCTTGGGGTGGAGTTGCGGAACGGATGTTGGAGATATCAAGCGGATCTTTGGTGCGAGTTAGAGGCAGGGTAAAAGTAGAGCGATGGGTAGATGGGGCGGAGACTAAATCTGCCGTTCGAATCGCCGCTGAACACGTTCAAGTTCTTTGCTTCTAAGTACTCATTATGAAGAAATGTTCTGGATGTGGTCTTGAAAAGACTTTGGAGTGCTTTTCGAAAAAAGTGTCATCGAAAAACATTTTGCAGTCGAAATGCAAGACATGCAGTTTGCTCTATCAGGCTAAATACAGATCAAAAAACTCAGAAATATTGCTTCTGCAAAGAAGGGAAAAATACCAGAAGATTAAGTCCGATCCTATTCGTCGCGCTATATATCTTGAATCCATAAAAATCAACACCTTACGCTCCCATCAGCGGCATCCAGGAAAACAGCAAGCAAGGATGGCTGTTGATTATGCCGTCAGAACAAATCAGTTAATCAGGCCAAATTTTTGCAATGAATGTGGTGTTCCGTGCAAGCCTGAGGCGCACCATGAAAGCTATGAAAAAGATCAATGGCTGAACGTGAGATGGATGTGTAGATCCTGTCATGCAGCCAACCACAGAAAACACAAAGTACTAAGCGAATGAAAAATAATAAACCAATCGTAGCTGTTGACCCTGGTGTCAGCGGTGGATTCGCGGTCAACACGCCGGACGGAATCGTCCTGCTGTCGATGCCAGAATCGCTGCCTGAAATCTGCGGTCTTGTTAATCAACTAAAGACGGCCAATGCGCAGTTGTGGATTGAGGAACTTCCTCTGTTCGTTTCTCCCATGACGAAAAGCTCGTCGATGGCCGTGCTTCACAGAAACCTCGGTCGCGTTGAAGCTGCTGCCTACGCATACGGATACGCTCTTCACAGAGCAGCTCCAAAAGTGTGGCAGGCTCCTCTGGGACTGGGCGGAAAAGCATCGTGCAAAGATCATGCGGAATGGAAGAGAAAGCTCAAGGCAAAGGCGCAGGAGTTGTATCCACACCTAGACGTGACATTGAAGAATTGCGACGCACTTCTGATCCTTCATTTTGCCCTAGGAGGTGGAAGGTAATGAGACGCGCCAATCGTCCTCCATCAAAGGATGAACTCAAAGAGTTGCTCGTCGCAGCGTTCGCCGCTGGCGTGGTAATCACCGCAGCTTACTTCATGCTCTTCATCGTAAAATGAGCGAGTACACGAAACCTTTGTCCGAGGAAACGGACGTCGAAACTTTGCGAGCGGCCATCGCGGAGTACCAATGGTTGGCCAAAACATTGTTCAAATCTTTGGGGTGCGGTTGCAATGGAGGTCAGGACCTCTGCTGGAACTGCACCCAAGCTGAGCGACACTACAAGCACACAATCGAGATATACAAATAATGAACTCAAACAAACAGGCGACATTTCGGGTTGCAGATGCAGATGAGTCTACGTCAAAAATAGACTTCAGGTACTTTGACCGTAAGTACAAGGAATGGCTTATCCGCCGTGGATTCGCCGATGAACTTGGCAATCCCCTCGGGATGCGCCACTCAAACGGACGCCGTGTAAAATCAATCAAATCCGATGAACTCTGAAATCTCCAGACAACAACTGTTGAAGGAAGCACCGCAACTGATCGAGTATGCGATTCTTCGCGGTTGGATCAGCAAGCCAAAGCCGAAGATAAATCTCGACGGAGTCTGGCATGCCGATGGTGCCGGACATCTCGACAACGCTTCTGAAGATGAAATACAAAAACTGCGGGAACAGTTCAATCCAGGTTGATGTTATCTGCGATGACGTAGAAATACGGATCGGAGAAACGAAATGGTCGGGTATAATCTATACCCGCGAGGGCAAGTCGAAGGTGTACGTTCGAACTAAGGCTGAGTTTAAGGCCAAGTTCGTTCCGATAGATGAGAAGCCCTAACCTTTACATTGGCGCACAAGAGCAGCTCTTTGCGAAGTTCCAGTCTCGTTCCATTGCCATCCAGCACTGGAGCAAGTACCTGATGACTCCCAAAGAGCTTGCTCTCCTTTTCAGCAAGTTAGAGAAATCAAATTCAGTCCTCTCCGAAATCGCCAAGACTGACCTTGGACGAAGTGGAGAGTTAGCGAGAAAACAACTTGGAATCGAATGAATCAATCAAAGATCGACCGTGCACGTGCGTGGGTTAGAAGCACCCCAGGAGCCGTCGCAGGTCAAAATGGACATGGAAGTACCTTTGCCGTGGCAACCGCGCTCATACACGGTTTTGAGCTGAATGCGGGGGATGCTGCGATGCTCCTCGATGAGTACAACCAGAAATGCCTGCCACCGTGGAAGCCGAATGAACTGGCCCACAAATTGAATCAGGCGTCAGTTGTCTCGCATGACAAACCGCGTGGATGGTTGCTGTCCGCTCAAAGCGGAACGCCAGTGTCTGCCACCGGCAAGTTCGTGGTTCATAAGATTCAGGCAATCCCGGAGCCAGCATCCAGATTTACGACCATCGACTTCCTGAAAGCCTGTTTCGAGCAGGATGAAGTTGTCTGCATCTGCAACGACATCATCTGCGATGAGGAGGGTAAAGGTAGGCCAGCGTCCAAGGGTACATTCCTCAAGCGCGACGAATGGATTGAGAAGCATTTCACACCGCCCATCAGCTCGATGTGGACGAGCAATGAGAGCCGTGGAGCTTATGTCCGCATCAATCCATGTCTCGATGAGACTGGATCGGATTCAGGCGTAGCAGCGTTCCGCCATGTCCTCGTTGAGATGGATGAGAAGACCAAGGACGAGCAATGGACGATTCTCAAGGAGTCGAAGTTGCCCATATCGGTCGTCATTGATTCGGGCGGCAAGAGTCTGCACGGATGGGTGCGTGTGGATGCGGCGAACAAAGAGGAATGGGGAGAGCGTCGTGATGTCGTTTATCGCCACCTTGAAGCTCTAGGAATCGATCCTAAGAACAAGAACGCGAGCAGGTTCAGTCGTTTGGCTGGTGTGATGCGCGATGGCAAGGAACAGAAGCTGTTGGCAATCCATGTCGGGTCGGTGAATTGGGATGCGTTTACGGACTACCTTGAGTCGCAGGACATGCCTCAGGAGTTCTCGCTCGACAGCATCATCGAGTACGATCCTAAGAATGATCCTGACAATTTGATCGGTGACAGATGGTTACGACGCGGATCATCGCTTCTATTCGTTGGTCAGAGCGGATGCGGCAAAAGCTCTATGGCTGCGTATCAGGGAATGAAGTGGGCATCCGGCGAAGCATGGTTTGGTGTGAAGCCAGTTCGTGCGCTGAAGGTGGCCTACATCCAAGCTGAGAACGACATTGCCGATCAGCATGATGCGCTGAAAGGAGCTGCTGAGATGACGTTCGGAAAGGAGAATTGGGAGCGAGGGTTGCGAAACGCGGACATGCTCTTCTTCCGCGAAACGGTTCGAACAGGATCAGACTTTGCGACAATGCTCAGGCGTCTCGTTCGCAAGACCAAGGCTGACGTCGTTTACATCGACCCGCTGCTCTCCTACATGGGAGGTAATCCTGCGGACATCGAGGTCTGTGCGAACTTCACGCGACATCTGCTCCAGCCGATTATGATGGAGACAGGAGTTGTCCTGGTACTCGTCCATCATTTCCCCAAGCCGAAGGGTAAGGACGACAAGCCGGAGAGCGTGGCAGATTTGGCCTACTCAGGATTTGGATCGTCCGATCTGACGAACTGGGCGAGAGAGGTGATTGTGATGAAGGAGGTAGGCTTCAACAATCCACGCAAGTTTATGCTCGGCATGGCGAAACGGGCTGACCGTTCCGGCATGACGGACAAAGAAGGGAAAGTCACCGGATCGATTATGATCCAGCGCGGTTCGAACGGCGACATCTCATGGAACTACGCGGAGCCTGAGAAGTTCGTCGTCGATAAGGAGTCGGTGAAGAAGCCGTACACCAAGGGAAAATACCCTAGGCGTTAGCTTTCTCGCGCAACGCTCGACGACGTCCTTTGGCGGCAAGCGATTGGAACTTCGCCTTACCGAGCTTCTTGCGGCCAATGTAGGCGGCCAAAGCAGCAGGATCTTTCACACCCTTCTTCTCAAGGCTACCGATGAGCTTTTCGTAACGTCCGCCACCGCCAAGTTTCATCTTGTCCATAAAATCAAATAGAGGTTGAGGTTAAAACCGACAGAACAATCGCAAAAATCCACGCAGCGCATGACCAGAACTTAGGCGTCGTCTTGTCCTTCGCACTCGCGCAGTTATGCCGCGCACGGAAGTTCTTACGACGCTCAGGATTTGACTTCTTGATCGTCATATTAGGATCGCCGAAGCGAACCTTGATGACATTGTCGTTGTCGTTCTTAACGTACACCGCACTCTTCTTCCGCTCACCCGGAGTGTAGAACGGCTTGTTGAGCGTCACCTTCTTGCCATGATAGGTATTACCTTTTTTGGAAAGAGAGGTTTTCATTAGAATCGACGAACAGAAGCTGAAGGGATTTGAGGGCGTTCAGCCTCCTCGCGCTCATCGTTACGCATTTTTAGACGGTCAGCCTCAAGTGTAAGAATCTTGGGCCATCGACGGTTGAATGCGTCCATCTGATCCTTTGCAACCTGATCAATTGGTTTTGTAACTGTGGCAAGATAATCTGGATTTCTAAGAACCCTGCCGATTGCAGCAGCCCCGGTTACCGCAGCAAGGTTGGACAAAGCCATTCTTCCGTACATGTTTGCACCAAAAGCTGAGGCAACGGCAGATGTCAGAGCAGGTATGAGTTTGCTCTTAACGAGGCTATCTTTCTCGATTACAACAGAAAGCTGATCAGCAATCTTGTTCATCTGATCGACTCCAGACTTTCCGAACGCCTCAACAATGAGCGGATTGTACTGACCTGAAATCAGCTCGCGCATTTTGTTGATGTTTACCTGCTTTTTACCGGCATCTAGCGATTCTCTGAAAAGATTGCCAACGACCAAATTCTGAACGTCGCCAACAAGATCTGGCCTTTCGTTCCGCATGACATTCATAAATTCCTGAACGACATACCGCTGTTGCTTGCCATAATCAGTTGTCAAAAACTTGACCACATCTTCCGGCTGAACCTGATTGGCAGAAAGCCTACCAGTCTTGGTTGCGTCCAAAACCATCTTCTGGAAGTCAGTCGCCTCCTTGGATGATTGCTGAACGTAAAGCTGAAGATCCTTGGCCAATCTGCTTGAGTCTGGATTCGACAGTATCAACTTGATCTGCTCGTCATCCAGTTTGATTGGAAGTTTTCCATTTACTGCACTCTTAAGATCGGCCAAAGCGGATGTTATTTGCTTTGTCTTTGCATCCATCTCTTTGAATTCAGGACCAAGATCAGGGCGAGGCTGCTCAAGCTGTTGAATCTCTTCATTGACTGATTTGAGCTTCTTTTCATTCTCTTTCAAGAGTCCACGAGCAGACTCATCATCTTTTGCAATTCTTGCCTCAAGATCCTTGGACTTGGTAACTAGGTCGTTTTTCTGAGTTGTTAGAGTAGATTTTTTATCAACCAAATCTTTGTAACGTGTTGCAACGTCTTGGATTTCAGAAAGTTGAGGGAAAAACTCGTTAGCCACTTCTTGGGTCAGTCCAGTTCCTTTTCCTCGTTTTGCTTGAGTCAAAAGATTCAAGAACTGAACTGGAGTTTGACCTTCTGTTCTCAACTTGTTGTAAACAAAGTCGTAGAGCATTGGCTTAAAAGTAGGCTCCCAGTCAGATCCGGCTAACTTCTTCATCACCTCCAATGCTTCACCACCACGCGATCCAAGCAAGCTCATCACAGCTTCAGGCTTTCCGCCACCTTCACCAGTCTCACGCAGAAGACTTCCGACAAGAGTTCCTTTGAATCTCGTTATGCCTTCACGATAAGATGCGTTCTGTTTTTTTAGGGCAGCTTTTAAATCTGCATCAGTATTAAGGCCTTCCTCAATTCTTTTTTCAACACGTTCAAGCTCTTCAAACTTGTCGTAAGTTGCCATTTGGACAGGTTTATTGAAGTCAATTTGATCAAGAATTTCAGTCCTCTTTTCTTTAAGGTCTTTCAGAGTGAAAAGATCTACAACTGGATTGCCATCCTTGTCTTTAACCACATCTCCATTCCTATCCAGTCTTTCAACGGGAACCGAAATTGCTTCAAGCCTAGGATCTAAATCTCTATACCCTTTATTCTGCTCTGCTTTAAAAGCTGTTTTAAGTTTGTTCGCTTCTTCGCCAAATTTCTTTCCAGTTTCAAACTGACCAACAGGCTTTCCATAATCGAACTTGGGGTCAAACCCGCTTTCGATTTCTTGAATCTGCCGCTGTTTGTCGGCTATCTCGTTGTCGATTTGGGTTCTTGTGATGTCGTCAGACGCTTTAAGGTCTTTCTTCTGAGTCTCAAGATTTCTGATGTCGTCAAACAATCCTTTTGACTCTAACTGAAGTTCCCCTTCAGCTCTTCTAGCGGCACCTAACAGCTCGGAGTTTTTGTCTGCAAACGCAAAATCGACCTTCTTTTTTGCTTCTCCAATCATCTGTTCAGCATTTAGGACAATTCCGCTGATCAGATTTTCGTCGATGTCTTTACGTTCGGTAACTCGCTTAAGTTCGGAAACAATTTGATTGGTTAGTTCGTCTCCGCTTAGACCGTTTGCGCTTCCAGTCCTGATAGAATTTTGAAGGAAGTCGGTAATGTTTCCCTGCCAAGCTCGAATGTCTTCAGGTCGAGTTCCAGAAAGCTGCGGCGAGTAAAGCGTATCAGCCAATTGGGATGCCATTGCTGGATCAATTCCACCTCCAGCGCCAAGCTCTCGGCGAATTGCATCAGCGCGTTCAGTTAAAAACTGCTGCGTGTAAGGACGTTGAATTTCTCCGGCAAACTTTTTCAGGCTTGCGCCACTTCTTGAAAGCGCACCAAGACCTCTTAGTCCTCCTGAAAATGTAGGAAGGAAAAGGCCACTCAACGCGCCTTGTTTAATAATCTCTTCGGTTTTTCCAGATTCATCCCCCAGCGTTGAAGCAAATGCTTGAGCGGCTCCGGTCATTCCTCCGGCAGCACCTTCTTTAAGAATTTGCTTCAGTCTTGATGACTGTTGCGGAACGCCAGTTTCAGCAGTGGTTAAAAACTGCAAAGGACTCCTAAATCCTCCAGCTCCACGCTTTGAAAAACTAAGAAGAGGAATTCCTTGGGAAGCAGCTTCTTGGATGTCATACGGCTCTGGAGCTATTGTCTGGCGAAGAAGTTCACTTCCAACTCCAGCAATCATTTCTCCTCCAACCGTTTGACCTCCTGGAATTTGAGAAAGACCGATTCCAGCGGCCAAACCGGCAGCCATTCCAAGTCCGCGTCGAGCCTGATTGAACCGATACTCGTTTAATAGCTTTTGCTCCTGAGGAGTGAATTCAATTGGAACCTCAGGATTTCCTCCACTTGCCTCAAACTCCTGAAATTTCTTAGCACTCTCACGGCCAAGTCTCAGATCAGCTTGTTCAACAAGAAGACTCTTTGGCCTAAACGTGTCACGACCAACAAGCGGAGCTTTGGCAGCTGCTTGATTGACCGCCTCCATAGAACCCATTGGAGCTTCATCTGGAACAAATGAAATTTCTGGAGTCGCATTTACTCCCTGCTGCTCGTCTGGAACAAACGTTATTTCAGGTTGAACGGAAACCTGATTTATTGGTTGTTCCGACAACCCTACATCAACTGGCTGAATAGGTTGGCCAGCTTGCGCCTGATCAATCTGACCTTCATTCTGCAAAACATACTCATCCATAAATTATTTAATGGTTCCTTGCACTCCATTGATAATCACCCTTGTACCAGGTTGAACACCAGCTGCCTTTGCTTCTTCAATCGTCCTAAAAGAAGGAGTAGAAACAGCAGCGTTTGTCAAACTCATCGCCTGAGTAGCAGGAGCCGTAATCATCGCACCTCGTGAAGGCATTTGAGATGTTCCAGCAGGAACAGGCTTCCCGTATTTTTGATAAATTTCATTCACCCTCCCCATGCTGTTTTCAACTCGACTGTCGAGTTCTCCTTTTTTAATTTTAATTTTTTCAACAAAACTATCAACATCTGCACCAAACAGTTTCCCGCCTTCAATTGCTCGTTTAATTCCAAAAAGATCAAGCTCGCTTAACAAGCGTTTTGATTCTTCAAGTCCAACAGCGTCTTTACCTTCTGCGCTATTCAAAACTTTAGCAATTGATCTTGCTGAATTTAAAGCAACATATTCGCTTACAGTAGGATCTTCAAGGATTCCAATTTCGTATCCAATTGCATCAGAGATGCTTTGTTTGTTTGCAATATCATCTGCAAACTTTTTAACAAGCCTGTCATCAACTGCATTCAGTTTTACATCTCCAACCTTTGCTGGTTGAAGAACTTTTTGCCTGTAAATATCATTTCTGTCACGCAATTGATCCAGCCTAACCCTCTCATTCGCAAGTCTTTGAAGCTGAACTCCTTTTGAAAAATCAAATTTTTCACGATTAAGAGAAGAGGACTCTTCTGCTAGAGCCTTTTTATAATTTAATGTTGCTTCAGCGATTGCATTTTTATCGCCACCTTCTTTTACAAGTCTATCAAGATTGCTTTTTGCAAGCTCAAGATTTCCTTTGATTGAGCTTGTCTTGGCTTCGGTTTGAGCAAGCGCAGCTTCTCGTTCTTTGGCTGCAATTTTGTTTACAAGATCGTAGTCGATATCTTGCTGGCCAGTTTGTGTGTTGAGTTTAAAAGCGCCATATTTTGCTGCGATATTGTATTGAGCTGCACTCAAGGCATCAGCTTTTGCTTCGGCCCTTCTCTTGGCGTTTATGAGTTCAGCCCGAGCGGAATATTTCTCAAGATTGTTGAGCATCTTATCCGCCTCAAGCCGGTACTGCTTTGACTTGAATGCAGGGATGACAGGGAACTTTGCGTCTGCCTTAGGGTTGTCGAGAAAGTCTCCGACCTGCTTGCCAAGATCAGAAAATGTCTTGAACTCGGCAACCTGCGCTTCTTGCTCGCCAATCGCATCAGCAAGAGTCATATCCCGAATCTTGTTCTGAAGCTCCATTCCTTGGCGCTGGAGCAACGATTCAGCAGTCTGCATCTGCAACTGCTCCATCATCCGCTTCTGCGTCTGTGCGCGGTCGTAGAGGCTTGCGCCTAGCTGAAATGCTTCGAGTGTAGGGTCGGCCATAAAATTTTAACCTGCTTCAAGAATTCCCATTCCAGGAGTCGATCCGGTAGTCATACCGGCACCGCCATAAGATCCGCCAATCGGTGGTGATGAATAGAGGTATGAAGGTGCAAAACTAGATGCTCCTCCTCCGCCTCCCATTCTTCCTGCCATTCCGCTTTGGAACATTGATCCGCCAATGACTCCACCCATTGATTGCAGGCCACCACCAATTGCAGCCATCGTAGGATCTGGCATCGCAGCCACCTGAGCGGCAGCCATATCGCGATTGTACTGCGCTGATTGCTGGTTCTGCAAAGCATTCACACGCTGAGCAGGAGTAATGAACATGCTGCTGATCGAGAACGGCTGAGCCATTCCAAATGTACGCTGCTGCTGGATGAAGTTTTGAGCTTGAGCAAGGCCAAGCTGTTGTCTCGCTTCTGAGGCTCTGGCGTAATTTTGAACAGCACCAAACAATCCCATTCCAGATCCACCGCCATATCCACGAGTCAATGCTTGACCGGCTGAAAACCGTTGAAGATTGCGAGTAGCTTCAGGAGAGAGTTCTCCACGAAGTGCAGACCCAATGTTGCTGCTTGCCTGCGAAATCAACTGGTCATAACCGGGAATTGCCCGACGAAGCTGCTGCTCAAGTTGAGACTGCTCGGCGGCGGTCGTCTTTTGAGCAAGTTCAGTGGCAGGTTGAAGCGCCTCGATGTTCTGCTGAATCGCTTGCTTTTGTTCAGCTTGAAAATCGATTGGCTTGAATGCCGGAACCTTTGGCTTTTTACCCGCAGCCAAAAGTCCTCCGCCAATACTTGCGGCACCTAAAATTGCTGCACCTGCGATGATACCCATAAATTAAAAAACCTCCTTCACAAGACGACTGCCGTTCTCAATCGAGAACACCTTTTCAGGTTCGTGACGTTGGATGTTCATGGTAACCAGACGTGCAGCTTTTTCCTCAGGAAAAGCTCGCTCGTTATGGAAGCAATGAACCCATATCCGACGCAAAGTATCCACCTTAAAAAGTTCCCCTTCTCCAACGGTCATCACGCTGTTCGTTGCTGCCCATTTGTCAGCATATTCGCGCAATGCCTGAACTGAAGGCAGATGAACCTCGTAACCGAATCGTTCGGTGCATTCTTTGGCTGACGCTTCCGCATCTTTCTTGACGTACACTTTGATCGAATCATGCACGATAGCCTTCGGCAGATATCCGTAAGTCGAGCAATCAGCAACGTACCTGTAACGGTTTCGATATCCCTCAATTGATTTCTGCCAATTCGGATCAGTTGCACCCTGCTCATGTAGGCCAAGGCAATCTGGTTCTAACGAGAAAAGGACCGACATGAATGCCGATCCGAATCGTGGCAGACCGCAAATTTGGAATAGTTTACCGTTCATTTTTTATGCACAAAGAAGTCCAAGCTGCGGTTCGAGCTAGGATGAAGATGGCCGACTCAGCACCGGGGATTACCCCAAGTTCGTTACAAATGACAGCACTGTAGAGAGCAGCATTCGGATGGATGTTCTTGCCCATGTCTTTCATCCAGCCATGAAGTTGCTCAATGCGAGCATTTGCATTTGAGAAGTCAGACTTGATCAGTTCACTTACACGACTCCATGCCGGATCAATTTGATCCTTGAAGAACGAGTTCCCGAAACCGGGAATCTTCATTCCAGCTTCGATGGCCGACTTCAATGCTCGCTCATCAAACCGTTCGTAAACGAATCGAGCAGGGCCGATTGGACCGTGAGCGTCGCCAAGCGTAAGGATAGCTGAGGCGATTCCATTCGTAAGTTGTCCGCTTCCAAAGAAAGCGTTTACAGCAGCGCCAGAACTGGAGTTCTGGTTATTCCGAGCAGCCATGTCATGCGCGTCAAAAACAGCCTGAAGCAACTCCAACTTCTGCGGAGTCGCATCAGCCAGCGCAAAATCGATGTTCAGTTTTAGAACCATTGAGAAAATCCTCCGCCGTTCAAGCCGACTCCGACCATTCGGATGGTAGCAACAGCGTCTCCGAGATACTGCATCGTTTGCTCCTGAACAGCTTGAACTGCTTTGGCTTCGTAGGCCACTGCTTCCTGAATCAAATCGTTCTCTTCCTTGCGAATCGCCATGACCATGAGCTTGATGGCGTCTGGACACGGAGGAATGAGGTAGTCATTGACGCTCGTAGCGTTGATATGGCGCATCTTCGCCATGACCGTCACCGGCTTGCTGTCATCTGAAGCGCATCGATCAGCGAGGTAACTGCGACGATACTGGGGCAGCGTTTCATCAGGATCGTAAACGGCCAGATCCGTCTCACTCAAAGTCGTCGCATTGTATTCGTACAAACGACTTGCCGTGTTCGTAGCCTCGCGGATTACTCCGGTCAGAGTGGTGAACTTCTTGGTCGATTGAACGTACGGCAAAGCGAGCGTCAGCTTCTCGCCGTCGATCCAGACACCACCGCTCTGGGTGCGAATCCACTGACCGTTTGCGTCTGTTCCCTGCAATGTGATGGTCTTGCCGACATCAGAAGCGTCACCAGGGTAGACTCGAATGTAGCTGTTAGTATCACCAGACATGTCGCGGTAAGAAACGACAGTGCCACGGTCAACAAGCTGCTTCCCGACGCACACGTTATCTCCGCCAAGAAGTCCATAGCCTGTTTCCTGAAACTCGAACCATTGATTGCGAACCGTTCCGACTCCGCAGCAATCGGCCACCGATTCGATGGTTTCGATCTGGCGCGGCCAAGTGATGCAGCCACCGACCGTGTGAATCGTGAAACGTCCGTATGCACCGGCCCACAGACCCTTGTGAAGCAGTCGTCGACACGCTTGATTGATGTAGTCATAGACACGTGCGTCATCGACGCAAACGCCGATAGCCCGAGCAATCGTTGACCTGATATCTTGGACGATCAGCTTCATTTGGTGTAGTAGATTCGGCCCGTTCGCTTGATGAAGTAAACACCGTAGAACGGCGGAAGATTGTTGTGGCCAACAGTAGCTTGACCATCGTTTCCAGTCTTCTCTGCGTTAGTGGTCGAGATTTCTCCGCTTGTAATTGAAGGACCAGGACCGCCAGTACCTGTTCCGCCTCCACCCTGCAAAGTCAGAGTCGAATATGTTCCAACCCCACTCCACGACTTGTTGACGAGATAGTAATCGTCATTGTTCGGCGCAATCCTTTGGGCAACGCCATGCGTATGATCGTTGAACGGTGTTTCTGGAACTGTGAGCGTGTGCTTGTCCTCACCGGCAACGAGCGTTGAGCTTGTCTTGCCCTGAACAGCAACTGCTCCGCTTGCGGCAAAAGATCCAACGCCAACCGGGAATCTCGCTTCAAACTCGGTGTCAACCTTCCACATCGGTCCAGACCAAAGACTCGGTGTGTTGGTGTTTCCGCCATCGTACGTCTGAAGATCGACAGTTGTTCCAACGTAGATGCGCCTATCGCTTCCACTTGCGGCAACAGGGTTTTGACGCAGCCAAACTCCGCTCTGGTAAACCCACCAATTTCCGTTCTCGTCCAACCAAGGATAAACCTGATTGTTCAGCGCAGGCGTCGTTGGTCCAAAGTTGAAGAACGAGTTTCCAATCGAGCTGTTAAAATTAGCCTGCGTCCCACTGACAATATCGTTGGCCAACTGCTGGTAATTAGTCGGGCAATATCCGACCGGCAAACTCGGCGGAGTGAGCGTAATGAGTGTGAGGTTTGGCATACTAAGCTAAAGTAATGAATGATTCAGACGAATACGTCAGCGGATTAACATCGCAGACATCAAGCGGAGTGCATGCAGGATACACGCTGCGGCATTCTCCAACACTGGATTCCTGAACGTCGTAAGCGTGAACTCGAAGACTCTTGATCCGGCAATATCCGATGATGCTGATCATAACCTGCACCTCGTAAAGGTTGCGAGCAGGAGTGCTGATCGTCTCATTGCACGGAGCATCCGAAGGCGTTGGGAACCGCATTTTCGGACGATACTGCGGCTTGAAGTTGGTCAGCGGACACAGATCCAAGCACTGCGTAGTAGTCGCGCATTCAGCGAAATCAATCCACTCGATCCATCCGGGATACTGATCGGGTCGATAGGTGACATTGAACGAAACATCACCCTCAAGCGAGTCGATGAACAAGTCGCCAGAATCCAAACGCTTCAAACCAAACGGAACTTCAAAGTTGTAAGCTCTGCTTTGAAACATCCATTCAATCTCTTTTTTAGGTTCTACAGTATTGCTGTCGAACTTGTCCGTCTTGGTTATCTCCCAAATCTGAATCGAGCTGTCGGATGCGCGAGCAATGCAAAAGCATCTGTCTCCGTAAGCATTCTCGGTCTTAAGAACCTGCAACGCATCGAGTCCAGTCCAGATTCCAGCCCAAGCAGGCGGAAACTTTTTCCGCATCGAAGTGATGAGGTCAAAGTCGAGGACTGAAAGAGCTTTATGAATGACTCCCTCTGAGTTGTATCGAGGCTGAGAAGTCATCAGCAATCGATTATCGAAAACAACCGCAGAGCTGGCCCAGAGCAGATTGGTCTGGTCGTTCTCGATGATGTTTACCATCTCGCTGCTGATCGGAGTATTTCCGTAGTCACTGAACGATCTGCGAGCGATTACAAATGAGCGGACACCATCGACTGCTCGGTACAAGACATCGCCATTGATTGTTATGGCCGACCTAGCTCCAAGAGCGCCACTGCTGAGCAAGCTGATGGCTTGAATCGGATAATTCAGGTTCTTCCAAACATCACGATCAACTGGAGCATTTATGCTGAAGACGTATCGAGGCGTGAAGATAAGAAGCGGTCCTTGGCCAAGCGAC